ATGGTCTGAAGGTTGGAAGTCAAATGCTACAGACCCATGCTAATCTTGTGGAAGAACAACAGACTTTCCACGAGTATGCCGCCCGCACCATTGAGACACTACAAGAGGGAGAATAGTCATGCCACAGGCAAATAAGCCAGCAATGACATCAGGCCCTGGCGCATTATCGCGCAGAACCGATGGCGGACCAGCATCAAAGCAAGCACAACGGTATATCTCTAATATGCCTAACTACGGAGATGGGCAAGAATTGGCAAACCTACAAGCATCAGCGCCTATGGCGCAAAGGCAGAACGCCAAGCCAATGCCTCAGGCTGCAATTGCAGCAGCGGCATCACAGGCAGGCGGACAGTCTGCAATGCCAGAAATGGGTCAAGGTCCAATGCCAATGTCTCTCGACATGCCATCACAAATGCCTGGCCAGCCCGTTACCCACGGCGCAGATGCAGGCCCAGGTGCTGATTCCTCAGCACTCATTCTTCCAAAGCCAACTGACCAGCGTCAGCAAGAAGTAAGCGCTTTAGTATCGCGCTACTTGCCAGACCTTCAGGCTGCAACAAACATTCCTGGTGTACCAGATTCATACAGAAAGTTTGTTAATTATTTAACTAAGCAGGCGCAATGACCCAGTGGCAAGAAGGCACAATCTTCGACAACATTGATAAGTTTGCTAATAGCCTAGGTTATGAAAATGCAGGAGTGGTAATTCCTCTTGCCATGGTGCCTTGGCAATCAACAGATGACAGAGACGCATTTATTCGCGCACTTACCGACACAGACCCTGCAGGTGGTGAAGGTAATTTATTTTCTAATATTATGAAGAAGGGTGGTACTAAGTAGTGTCACTCTGGTCTAATATTCTTAATGACATTAAAGGCATTGTAACTCCTTTTATTGGCGGCGCTGCACAGGCTGGTGCCAACATAGGTGCTCAGCAAGTTGCTGGCACTCAGGCACCTCAAACAGTTCAGGCTTTACAAGGCCAGGCCCAGCAGGCTATTGCTGCCGCTGGAGTAAAAACTGCAGTAAAAGCACCTGGCTCAGATTTACTCCTTGCTGCGGCGCAGCCAGTAGGCAAAGCAATTTCATTGGGTATTACTCGCCCAATTTCAACGGTTGAATTACTTGCTGATAAAAATATTAGCGACATCGGGCTTTCTGATATTAAGAAAGCATATAATCGTTCGGCTAAAGTTTCTCCTTTCCAAGCACTTACACAGACAAGCATTTTTCAAGATTCAGTATTTGGTCAACTTTCAGATAGACTTCTTAAAGAAGGTGGAGTTAATCTTCAGAAAGTAAACCTTTGGGATGACAAAGACATCCAGAAAAACTTTGTCGACAATCCAGTAGGTAAATGGTTTACTGGCACTGGTGACTTTATCCTTAGCAACGCTGCCCTTGGTGGCGTTTCTGGTGTTGCAAAAAGTGCATTAGGCGGAGCACTTAAGGCTACAAATCTTACAACTTCAATTGCGTCAGAAGCAGACCTTGCTAAGTTAGATGCGCTTGCAGATTCACATATTGTACATGTTCAGTCTAAACAGATGATGGGTACGCCTACCGTCTTTGGTGCAGATGTACAGCAGTTGGCTGATACAAAAGACATGAACCTTATCGTTAATAAGGTACGCGATTATTCTAATAACGAGGCATTGCCTGGACTTATTCAAAAGGCAAGCAATCCAACTGTTGTTAAGAATCTTCTCCTTGCCGATAAAGGTTACATGCCAGCAATCGAGACGCTTGGCAATACAGCACCGCATGACTTGTGGGCACTTAATGATACAAACTCATTTATTGCTGGTAACGTAGCAGCAACTGGTAAGTTGCCAGTATTTGAGGGCGATGCGCTTACTCGCACTAAGGCTGCATTTGATGCAGCAATTGCTGAAAGCCCAGCACATAAAGAAATTTATGATGCCTTTATGACTCCTGGCGGAGACATGAAGATGCTTGGAAATACTTACAAGCCAATTGACCCTAAGTTCTTTGGCGATACAATTGGTAAGTTAAATACTCGTATTGATGAATTGAAGTCTGCCGCTACAACTCGTGACTTTAATGGTATTGGCGGAGCCACCGAAACCATCCTTGGCAATGGCCTAAAAGGTCCAGTAACTAAACTCATTCGTTTTGTTGGAACATCTAAGCCACGCGGATATATTTCATTCTCAGGCGCTCGCCCCTGGGATGGTGTTGATGAAATCAATGCAATGTTTGATGACATTCGCACATTTACTAACGGTGATACTCCAATTCATATTGGGTATGAACCCGCTGGTAATACGGTTGTTCCTATCAAAATATCCGCTACAGAATACCGCAATAAAGTAATTCAAGATTTTATGGATGCCAAAACTCCATCCGAAAAGGCTGCAGTTATTGACGCTCTTGATAAGCAACTTGGTCATGATTTAGGCCGCACTCTTGGTTTTTACAACCAGCAAGAAATGGATGCATTTGTTAATTCCGCACGTGACAAAATGATTCAAACACATAACAGTTTATCACGTGATGGATTTGCTTTTGATGCTACTGGACACCGTATTGTTGTTGACCCACAAACGCAGCGTCAATTAGCGGATTCTGTTCCGATGCTTCCATGGGGCAAAATTGAACGTGATATGCTTACTCAAAAGAAAACTTTTGGAACTCTTACGGAAGCAACACCTGGTGTAGCACATAGCGCATTTGAAGGAATTAACAAGTTGTTCTCCATGAGCGTTCTTGGTCGCCCTGCATATATTCCAAAGAACAGCATTATTGAACCATTGACAGCATCATTTTTGTCAATGGGTACAAAGTATGCAGAAGATACAATTGGTACATCTGCATCTAACTTTATCAAAAACAATAAAAATCGCATCATTACTGGCGCAACTAAAATTGGCGATAAACTTGGCACAACCAAACTTAAAGCAATTAACCAAGAATTAGATAACGTATTTAATCGTTATGCTGAGGCAACCGACCATCTTGATACGGTTCTTGCTGAACATGAAGATGCCCTTACTACCGATAAACTTTCTCCCGCTGCAAAAGCAGAGCATCTTGATACAATCAAAGCAAATCTAAAAGAAGCGCAAAGCCTTGTTGCTCGCATTGAGGCACAGGTGGATATGGCCGCCAAGAACTATGGTGTTGTCGAGCGTGTACCTTCAGTTGCTGGCCTAAAGCGTCGTATTGAATTTCTTAGTAGTCAACCAGGTGTTGCTGGCAACTATGGCTCAGAAATTAACTCTGCCAAGATTCTTCTTCAAAAAGCAATTGGTAACATCACCACCCTTTCACCAGATATTGCTGAGCGCAACTTAGCCGTTGAAAAGGCTTGGAAAGTTCTTGACAATGTAGCCGCTAAAAGCGGTACAGCCATCAAGGAGCAGGCAGATTATCTTGCCCAACGTGAAGCCAACAAGCAGCGTTTCTACGGTTCTAAGGACCCGCACGTCCTTAATATTGGCGGCCGCAACATTACTGTTGAATCTCTCTTTGACCCAAATAAATTTGGCGAAGCACTTCGTAGTGAATTTTCAAACGAAGATACCCAGGAACTTAATTTTATGGGAGAACTTCGCACAGGCTCAAAGGTTGGTTTGTTGGCTCGCAAGGGTCCAACTGGCGTTGTTGATGTAAACAATCCAATTTACTTTGAGGAACTTGCTTACGTTGTTAACCGCCAAATGCGTGGGGACCCGCTTGTAGATAAAGTCCTTAGCGGTGAGTCTGACCAGGCTATCTTTGACTGGGCTAAGACACGTGAAGGCGTTGCCTATATGCGTCAGTTTGGACTCCAGTCTCCAGCAGACATGACATCAATTGTCCATGACCGTATTAATTTTGTTAAGCGTTACCTACCAGATGATGCAGCCCGTGCATATGCCACAAAGGGTGATGTTACATCTGTAGGTTTGCAGAAATTACTTGCTGACAAAACAAATATTCTTTCTCCAATTCACCCATTGGATATTGATTACCCATCAGCGGCAACCCTTGGCAAGTTAAACGTTGCCTCGCAAAAAATTCAAGACACCATGAATAATGCATGGAAATTCCTTGCGTCTGCAGAAAACCCATATCGCTGGATTTATGCTGATAAAAAGTTTGCCAATGTTATTGAAGGTAAGTTAAATCTTCTTTCCCAGCAAGGCGTTCCGCTAACAGCAGAGTCAGTAAATGCACTTCGCCAGGCTTCATATCGTGAAGCGCTTGATGAAGCAAGCAAGGTTTTCTATAATATCCGTCGTCAGAATCGTGCGCTTTATGCTGCACGTACTGTGGCTGCATTCCCATCTGCATCAGCAAATGCTATGTATCGTTTTGGTCGTTTGGGAATTAAGTATCCAGAACGCATGGCTGGTTTACTTCGTAACTACAATAGTCTTTATCAAACATTTGGCGTAGACAAAGACGGCAATCCAGTTACTAATGTAAACGACGCCGTATATATAGTCATTCCTGGCACAAAAGAAATGGGATTATTTGGTGGACAGGGCATTCGCCTTAGCACCAAAGCGGTTGGCTTTCTAGCAAACCTTCCTGGGCCATCATGGCTTACAACTATGGCTATCGGTGAATTTACTAAGTTCCGCCCAGATAATGCACAAATTATTAAAGGCCTTATTGACAATACCATCGGCCACATTCCTGGCATGGATTACAACAGTCTATTCCCAATGGGTGTTGATTCAAATGTAGGCTCAAACTTTGTACCTTCATGGCTTAGCGATGCTAAGAAGTATTTGATGGGCAGTGATTCAAGCGCTGACTTCCAGCAGATTCACCGCATGGTCAATGATTACCGAATGACTCAGTGGGAAATGGGCCTTGGTCCAAAGCCAACAATGCAGTCAGTTATGCAGGAAACAAAAAACTGGTTTGGCGAGCGTGCACTATGGCGCTTTGCATCACCATTTGGTATGGCTCCTAAGCAGGACAAGCCAGGCCAACTATTCCAGGATTATGGAACGCTTCTTCTTAAGAAGTATAATGGAGATGCAAATAAGGCTCAATTGGAAATGCACCAAGTTCTTGGTAACGCATTTCCAGCAGACCGATACCTCTATCGCGGCAGCACAAAGTCGGCCTTCTTATCTCAAACAACAGAAGGATTCCAGCGTGTTTGGGAAAATTACACAGACCTTGCCAAACAACTAGAACAACTTGACCCAAAGGCTGTTGGCCTTCTTACTGCAGATATTGTTGGGGACCCAGACCCACAAGTACAAAAGTTTATGGCAAACCCAGGAACAAAACTTCCTGGTGGGACTATCCTCAACGGACCCGCCATGTCACCAGAAAAGTATGAAACAAATCTTCAGATTAATCGTGTATGGAATGCTTATCGCAATGATAAGCAAACATTGCTTGAGCAACTTCGCAAAGCAACAAATAATCCGAAGGCTCGCGTGGCAGACTACCCACAGGTTAAGGCTCAATGGGATGCTCGCTTAGCGCAATTGGCTAAGTACAGTCCACAATGGTGGGATGAATACCAAAAGTCAGCCAATGGCGATAACTCATATACAATGGCTAAAGGGCTTCAGGATATTATTAAGAACCAAAAATTTATGGCAAAAAATGGTTCTAATGATTTTTGGCAACAAGCCAAGACATTTATTAGTTATCGCAATAAAGTTGTTGATGCTCTTAATAGCCCAGAAGTTAAAGCCGCTAAAGCAACAACAGCACTTAAGCAAGCATGGATTTCTTACTTGCAAAATGACACCGCTGGATTGTGGAACCCACAACTCCAAGAAATTATTGACAGATACTTTGTAAACGATAGCCTGAAGGGGACAATGTAATGGCAGACCAACCAGGCGGAATTCCAGCATTTAATGTTAATATTTCTGGATTGACTTCAAAGCCTAAATCAACAGCAGTTAAATCATATGCTTATATTGATGGCAAAAAGATTCTCACCACTCAAGCAAATCAGATGTGGCTTAATCTTACACCTACCGAGCAAAGTCAGGTAGAAACATTTGCCGTCAGTAGGGGAATGCGGCCTTCCCAAGCAAAGACGGCATGGGGACAATTGGTAGCCGCTTCTGCTGAAGCATATGCACAGGGTCAACTTAAAACTCCCTGGCAAGTTCTTCAGGAACAACAGACAAGTAAGCCTACAACATATACTCAAACATCTAAAGAGATGTATACGCCAGAATCTCAAATGGCTACAATTAATAATACTTATGTAAAACTTATTGGCCGCTATGCAACTCAAGATGAAATCAATTCAATCATTACGGCTGCTAATAAACAACCTGGAACTGTAAATAAAACAACATATAATGCTAGTGGTTCTTCAGTGGTGTCTAGCCCAGATTTAACACCTGAACAACTTGCCCAGCAGCAATTGTTAACTTCGCCAACTTATAAGCCAGAACTTTCAAGAATGCAAGATATTAATTTTTCCAGTTGGCTTTCTCAAGCAATGTCTTCTGGTCCAGCAGCAGCAGGGAGTTTAGCAAATGGCTAGTTATGGCGCAGATAACCCAGTAGTTCCAAAATCGCCAACACCTGGAACAACTCCAAATGTTGACCCAAATACTCCAATCTCAACTGGCAATGCTTCGCTTGATGCCATTACGGCAGCAATTGTTTCGGCCCATCCAGAACTTCAAAAAGTCAGAGACTTGATTCAGGCCAAAGATTTTGCATCGGCATTGCAAGCATTGTATGCTACGGATTATTACAAAACTTATGTTGGCGCAAAACTTACAAATGATACATTAAAACTTACAAGGCCAGGCGCATATAACGACACCATTAATAATGAATGGTTGCCTCAATTAAGACAATATGCAATTAGTGAAGGTTTTCAATTAACAGATAGCCAACTTATATCAATTGCTAAATCAGCATTTGATATGGGCCTTACACCTGGTGCTCCAGGTACTATTGCTTTATTCAAAGGAACTGACCCAACTACTGGTCAACCATATGTTACCAGTGTAATTGGTGGACTTGGTAAGCAGGCAGAGTTTAATCTTAAGCAAGCAGCAGCAGACTATGGAGTTGCATTTGATGCTTCTGCCGCTGCAAAACAAATTGCTCTTGGCAACACAACAGAACAAGAGCAGATGAATGCAATTAGAGAATTGTCAAAGAGCGCTTTTGGCGCATGGGGAAAGCAAATTGATGCTGGTTTAACCATGAAGCAAATCGCTTCACCTTATATCAACATCTATTCAAACATTCTTGGCATTGACCCAGCAGCAATCACCCTCGAAGATAAACTTCTTAAGCAAGGCTTGCAGGGTTCAGACCCTGCAAACCCAAGCGCTATGCCGCTTTGGAACTTTGAAAAGGCAGTACGCCAGGACCCACGCTGGGCAACAAGTAAGGATGCTATGGATAGCCTAAGTAACGTAGGGGCAACTATTGCCCGTCAATGGGGGTTGATGTCCTAATGGCAAGAATCGCTGATGATGATGCACCAGTTGCAAAGGCACCTGCTGCCGATGAACCACGTAATCCAATTGCAAAGCAAATTGCAGATGCCACCCCTGCCGCTACGCCAGCAGCACCAGCAAGAGTTTCATATGCACAATTAACACGTCAACAACGTGCAGCCATGACGCAAGAAGAAAAAATGGCTTATATTCGTGCTGATGGTGTTGCTCGCCAGACTGCTAAGGCAGAGGCTTGGCGCAAGGCTGACCCTTCACAGGACTGGTCTACGCGTCCAGCAGCACCCGCTCCACAAGATGGAATGTTGTATTACTACGCCTGGATTGGTGGAGTAACAAGCGGTTCTTGGCGTCTTTACAGAGCAGCCATGACACAAGAAAATATTCAGAAGTATGGTGCTCGCGCATATGGTGGAACAACGCAGGCAAAGGCAACCACAGCAGTTGGCGCTAATGCTCTTACCGTTCAACCAAAATGGAATCCAACTCAAAATGGTTGGGTGGTACCTACTGGTTCAAACATTATTTCACCAGGCATGACTGATGGAACTATTGAAAATTCTGGAAAAATTATCAACTCTTCGCCATCAAATCCATGGGCATTTAATCAAACGCTTTCTGCTGGTTCAACAACCGCAACAGGAATTACAAATGCTCCTTCTACAACTGCCAAGCCTGCTCCCGCTCCAGCCCCAGTTTCAGCAGCGCCTGTAACCCCAACTACTCCCGCCACTCCTGCTACTCCCGCTACATCAGTCGGAGCAGGCAGCACTCCCACAGTTGGAATACAGCCAGTAACAGGCACGCCAAGTACAACAATGCCCACTACTGATACTCCAACCATGAGTATCCAATCTTCTACTGGAACTACTGACACTACCTCCACGACTTCAGCAGCATCTACTGGGGTTCAGGATATGTCTATGTATGGTGGCGGAACTGCAGCACAGCAGAGTGCAAGTCAAAATGCTATTCAATTTTTAATAGCATCATTCTCTGACCTTGGCATCGGTGGCGATATTGCAAATGCCATAACAAATCTTGTTCAGCAAGGCTATACCGCTGACACTATTCAGATGATTGCTCAGGACCCAAATAGCAAGGACCCGCTTGCCATTGCATTCCAGCAACGCTTTCCAGCAAATGCTGCACGCATGAAGGCAGGACTTCCAGTTCTTAGCCCATCAGAATATCTTGCCACCGAGCGTTCTTACGCACAGGTGCTGCAGGCTTATGGACTGAATAGCAACTTTGCAAATAACAAAGATGTCTTTACAAAGTTACTGACAAATGACATTAGCCCTACTGAGTTAAATAGTCGTGCAAGTACAGCCAAGCAGGTTATTGAAAATACTGACCCATTGGTTACTCAGCAACTTCAATCCTTCTACGGATTGTCTCAAGGCGACATGATTGCCCACGTACTTGACCCAAGCATTGCTACTCCAATCATTGAAAAGCAAATCGCTGTTTCTCAGGTTGGTGCTGAAGCAGCACGCTTTGGTGCAAACATCAATGTCTCTTATGGCGAGCAGTTGGCTGGACTTGGTATTACTCAAGCCGCAGCAGCACAAGGCTTCCAGAATATCGCTTCACAGCAGCAAGCCCTTCAGGCTGAAGCCTCTCGTAACCCAGTATATCTACAGGCTGGTGCAGTAGGTAGCGCCCTTCAGGCTGCAACCTTTGGTACCACTGGTGCAGTTCAATCCCAACAGGAACTTGAACGCCTCAAGATGGCAGCAACCAATCCATTTGGTGGCTCCTCTGGCGTAGGCAAGGGAAGCCTCATGGGTGACGAAGCGGGTATTTCCTAACCAATAGATTCCACACGGACTGACCAGCATCCGTTGTGCGTACCACCGACTGGTAGTAGGAGCCAAACTTCCTTCCCCTGGGAAACTTTGCGGCCTGCGTCACAACTAAAAGAAAAGGGAGTGCCACATGGCAAACCAATATGAAGATGACGACTTCGATGACATCGAAGAAATCCAAGATGCAAATGGTCCTGCGAATCTTCGCAAGGCATTGAAGCGAGCCGAGAAGGAAAAGAAGGAACTAGCGGAACAATTGGCCTCTATCCAATCTGACCTTCGCTCACGCTCAGTCAAGGAAGTATTGGCACAGAAAGGCGTACCAGATAAGGTCGCCAAATTTGTACCAGGCGACGTATCAACGCCAGAGCAGATTGATGCTTGGTTATCCGAGAATGCTGACATTTTTGGAATTAAGCCAACAGAAGAGACTGCTCAAGCCTCACAAGAACAGCAAGCAAACGTAGCGTCCTATCAGCGTATTAACGCTGCTACACAAAATGCAGCAACCCCAACTCGTGACCAAGACTTGGCCGCAAAGATTGCTGGGGCTAAAAACATTGATGAACTCAATGCATTAACAGGGCTACCAAGCCAGCGTTTTAGAGGCTAATAAAACTAACCCATCCGCACAAACCTTATAGAAAGAAGGTGACGCATGAGCAACGCATATACAGACATTACCTCTGGCTCGTCACTAGGTAACTACCTAGTACAGACAGCGTATGACCGTTATGTCGAATTCGCACTCCGTGCTGTTCCTCTTATCCGCGATGTCGCAGACAAGAAGCCAGTACAGCAGGCTATGCCAGGTTCTTCAGTAGTCTTCCAGATTTACACAGACCTCGCAGCGGCTACAACCGCACTCTCAGAAACAACTGACCCAGATGCAGTAGCACTTGGTAACACAACTCAGGTTTCTGTAACACTCAATGAATATGGTAACGCTTCTCTTGCTACACGTAAGTTGGAGTTGTTCTCACTTTCAGATGTTGACCCAGCAATTGCTGACATCATCGCGTTCAACATGGCTGACTCTCTTGACACAGTTGCACTCCAGACCCTCACAGGCGGAACAAACGCAATTGCAGAAGTTAACGGTAACGTCGTATCTACCTTTGCTGGTACATACACCAACGGTACAACTAACAAGTCAATCCTCTCAACCGACGTAATCAAGTCTCGTGACATCCGTTTGGCAGTTGCTAAACTCCGTGCTAACAAGGCTGTCCCACGTCAGGGCGAGTACTACTGGGTTGGTATCCACCCAGAAGTTTCACATGACCTCCGT